AGTTCTATGTTCGCTCTTATCTGGGTGGAGAAGATTACTTTAATGGCGCATATCTAACGCGCTATATATCAGAAACCAGTGATGACTACGACCGCAGACTTGATCTGACACCCCTAGATAACCACGTAAAGAACATCGTGCATATCTATTCTAGCTTCCTATGGCGAGTGCCACCTACCAGAGCATATAACAGCGCGGCTAACAATGTCGCCTTAGAACCGTTCCTAGATGACTGTGACCTTGAGGGTCGTAGCTTTAACGCGTTCATGCGTGAGTGCCAGATATGGGCAAGCGTCTATGGTCATGTTTGGGTAATGATGGACAAGCCTAAATCTAACGCAGGTACAAAGGCAGAAGAGTTAGCCCAAGACATCCGACCTTATGTGACTATGTTTACGCCTGAGAACGTATTAGATTGGAACTACGTTAGAACCCCTAGTGGTAGATTTGAACTTGATTACCTAAAGGTCAGAGAGTCTGTTATACGTGTAGATGAGACGACTACAGAGACTTACTATCGCGTATGGTACAAAGACCGCGTAGAGTTATGGCATTCTGTAAACGACCTTGATAAGCAAATAGAAGTTGATAACAACGTACTGGGTCGCATCCCTGCTGTATTCCTACCTGCTAACCGTAGCGTTACTAGAGGTATAGGATTAAGCGACATAGCAGATGCAAGCTATATGCAACGCGCTATCTACCAAGAACTGTCAGAGATAGAACAGCTTATACGAATATCCAATCACCCCACACTAGTTAAGTCATTTCAAACAGACGCTAGTGCAGGAGCAGGTGCAGTTATTAATCTACCTGATGATATGGACGCAAGCCTAAAGCCTTACCAACTACAGCCTAGTGGACAGAACCTAGACGCTGTACGCGCATCTATAACCGATAAGGTAGAGGCTATTAACCGCATGAGCCATATGGGTGCTGTACGTGGCACAGAAGCTATGACTATGAGTGGCGTGGCTATGCAGACAGAATTCCAAATGCTCAATGCGAAATTAGCAGAAAAGGCTGATCTACTAGAATTAGCTGAAGAGCAGTTGTGGTTGTTGTTCTGTGATTGGCAAGACGTTACCCCTGATGTAGAGATATTCTATCCAGATGCATTCGACCTACGTGATTACGATAAAGAACTAATGTTCCTTCAGCAGTTGCGTTCTACTGGCGTTAAGTCAGCTACCCTATCTATGGAGATAGACAAAAAGATCGCTGATCTAATCCTTGATGATGAGGCTTTAGCTAAGGTTCATGTAGAGATTGAAGAGACTGCTTCTGTACTTGGTGACTTCTCTGACAAGACTCAGATATACAGCTACCACATTGACGCAGGTTTGGTCACTCCTAACGAGGTTAGAGAGAAGATTGGTCTTGATGATGTGGAAGGTGGCGATGAACTAATGGCCGCTAAAGAGGAAAGCACTGGTAGCGACATAGGACAGTTCTAATGGCCGCAGATATTGATCAGTTGCGTGAACTGATTAAGCTTGCTGAAACACATCAGGCAAAGTTAGCAAGCGCATTAGTTAAGCTAGAGAATCGTATAGCTGACATCATGGCTACTGCACCGCTAAGAGATGGAGAGTTGTTTGACTTAGAGTGGGCTGTACAGGCTAGGGTTGTTCTACGTGAGGCTATAGAGCAAGAATACCTAACGGTTGTTGATGGCTTAGTGCGACAGTATAACGATGTAGCGGCTAAGGCTATTGCCATGCTAGGGCAGTACGGTGACATTGCTAACCTAGATGCTAGTATTATTCAGCAGTTACAGAGCCTAACCTTTAAAGGCTTTGAGGATTTAGGACAACAGTACCTAGATGTTATTGCTAAAGAGGTCTACGAAAGCACCTTAACAGGAACACCATTTGCCGCAAGCGTAGCAACGATTAGAGCCACTGTAGGAAGTGATCTAGGGCGTTATGCTAGTCAGCAGTTACACGACTCCCTAATGCAGTTTGACGCGGCTGTTAACACTAGGATCGCCTTAGAGTCAGGTGCTAAAGAGTTTAAGTATCAAGGGCCAGATGATGAGGTCACTAGAGCATTTTGTGGAAAGCACGTAGGCAAGACATATACTAAAGAAGAAATTGAAGAAATCTGGTCTGGTAGTTGGACTGGTAAGATAGATGGTAATCCATTTATTGTGCGTGGTGGCTATAACTGCCGCCATAGGTTTAGGGCTGTATTCTAAGGAGACAATCATGCCACAAGGTAAAGGTACATACGGTAGTAAAGTAGGACGACCCAAAAAGAAGAAAAAAACCAAGAAATAATTATATGCTACAATGTTAATTCACCAATACTCTATAAGAGGTTCGTAACATGAGCGATGAAATCATGGCATCAGAAGCTGATACTGAGACAGCGGCAGTAGAAACTCAGGAAACCAAGACCTTTACTCAGGACGAACTAGATCGAATTGTTGCGGATCGCGTAGCAAGAGAGCAAAGAAAGTTCGATAAGAAGATACAAGGCATTGATCTGGATGACGCAAAGGAACTGATGGCAAAGCGTGAAGCCGCAGAACTGGAACGACAGAAGGAGCGTGGCGAGTTTGATTCTATTCTGAAGAAAACGGTTGAAAAGAAAGATATGGAAATACAGAGTTACAAAAGCAAGTTGCAACAGACGCTCGTAGATGGAGCGATTCTTGGTGCGGCTTCTAATAATAACGCTGTCAATCCAAATCAAGTATCACAGTTATTGAAAGACCAGACCAGACTATCAGATGATGGAACGGTAGAGGTGCTAGACGGTAACGGTGTACCGCGATACAATGACAGCGGTGATCTGCTATCAGTTAATGAAATGGTATCAGAATTTTTAACAGTAAACCCACACATGGTCAAAGCGTCACAAGGTGGCACAGGCTCGATGGGTAACACTGGTGGCTCTACACAGAAGCCTCAATCTGTGGCAGATATGGTTGCTAACTGGAGTAATGGCGGCAAAGAAGCATTTGCCTCTATGAAGAAAAAGTAACCACCAAACCACTATTTAATTTTTTGAGGATACAATCATGGCCGCAACAACTTCAACAACTCTTGACGATCTCTTTGTAAATATCGTCGCACAAGCACGTTTCACTGCTGAAGAGCAGTCCCTAATGATGGGTCTCGTTACTCAGTACAACATCCAAGCCCAAGCAGGAAAGACCATTCAGGTTCCTAAGTACCCTGCCATTGCCGCGGCAAACTTGACCGAAGGCACTGACATGACTAGCACTACTGTTTCTACTTCTTCAGTTTCTGTAACTGTAGGAGAGGTAGGCGCACAGGTTCTATTGACTGACATGGCTACTTACGGTGACGGCAACCCTGCTGTTGAGTTAGGTACTGTTCTTGGTAACGCTATCGCTACTAAGATTGATACTGACCTTATTGCTTTGTTTGACGGTTTCTCTGGTTCTATCGGAACCGCAGGAGCAGAAATCACTGTAGCTGACCTATTTAAGGCCGCGGCTACTTTGCGTTCTAACAAGGTTACTGGAACTATCAATGCTGTTGTACACCCATTCCAAGCGTACCAGTTGAAAGCTAACCTAACTAACACCTTTGCTAACCCAAATGGTGGCGACTTGCAGAACGAAGCAATGCGTAACGGTTATGTTGGTACTATCGCAGGTATCAATGTATATGAGTCTGCTAACGTAGCTATTGATGGTAACGACGATGCTAAAGGTGCTGTATTTGCTCCAGAAGCATTGATGATCGCTATGAAGCGTGACTTCAACATTGCGCCTCAGCGTGATGAGTCACTACGCGCATTCGAGTTAAACGCTACTGCTGTATATGGCGTTGCTGAACTTGATGATGCATTCGGTGTTGAGATTCTATCTGACTCCGCATTGTAAGACTGACTGCCCCTTCCTCGGAGGGGGCTTTCTTATAAGGTAAAATGGTAATGGCATATTCAAGCGATGCAGATTTATTAAAGTTAATTCCAGACATTCTCGATCTAGGTATCGAGTCTTTTGTATTGGAACACCCAAAAGCACAGGCAGACATACAGCGCGAGTTACGGATTAAATGGTGGCCGCGAAAGAATATTGCAGGTGAGATGGACAACAGCAAACTTACCTCAACACAGTTTACAATGGCAAGTGCCTATCTAGTATTATGGCGTTACGCTTTACCGCAGTTAACGAACTGGGTAGAGGGTGATCGATTCCAAAGCATGATTGATTTCTACAAGGCGCGATACGGTGAAGAGTTAGAGGCTGTATTGGCTGATGGCGTTGACTATGATGCAGATGGCGATGGCGTTATTAAGGAAGATGAAAAGCAACCTGTAGGACAAAGGTTAGACAGATAATGGAATTTAGCGTAAAGACAAATGCTAAGGAAGTATCAAAGCGAATTGGTAAGAAGGGAAAAGAATTATCACGCAGTGTTCGTAAAGCATTATCAATTACAGCACAAACTGGCGTAGGTATTATTGAGAATAGGACTGCCAAAGGAAAAGGATTCAAAGGCGGTGGGTTTAAGAAGTACAGCCCTACTTATGCGGCATTTAGAAGCAAAAATGGTAGAGGATCAACACCTGATCTACAGTTTACAGGTAAGATGTTAGGCTCTATGACTACTAAAGCTAACAGTAAGCAAGCTGTTATATTTTTTAGTAGAGCCGCAGAATCGAAGAAGGCGGCAATGAATAACAAGAGCAGGCCGTTTTTTGGGTTTAGCCGCAAAGAAGAAAAGCAATTAGGGCAGGTCTTTTTTAGGAATTTGAAATGAGTGTAAGAGAAGAGATAGCTGAAAATATTGTTACTACACTAAAGGGCATTAAAAGCCCTGTTGCTGTAAAATATGCTACTCGTGAGCCGTTTGACTTTGAGAAGCTGTCTAACGCTCAATACCCTGCCGTCTTAGTACGTAGTGCTGATGAAAGCAGAGAAGATACATCTATAGGTGGATCAATAACCCAGAGAATGGGTACGATTAATTATGACTTGGTTTGTTTTGTTAAAGGCTCTGCGATTGACAGTGCAAGAAACAACATAATCGAGGCGATTGAAGAAGGTCTTGATGTTGACCGTACTAGAGGCAGTAAAGCCATAGATACGCAGGTAGTCAATGTTGAGATAGATGAAGGTTCTATTGATCCCATTGGTGGGGTCATTATTACAGTCCGTATAGTATATCAGTATACTCGCGGCACAACTTAACTTAACTTAAAAGGTACATATCATGGCGACTAAAACAGGCGCATCTGGAGTAGTAAAAGTACAAGTCTCAGGCACGACTGTTGCCGTGGTAGGCGAGGTACGTTCTTTCACGTTTGACGGTTCAGCAGACACTATTGAAGATTCAGTAATGGGCGATTCTTCTAGAACTTACAAGCAAGGCTTAAAAACCAACACAGTTTCAATCGAATGCTATTGGGATGAGGCTGATGCACAGCAGTTAATTCTTGACGAACGTGCTTCTGTAGATTTTGAAATCTATCCTACTGGCACTGGTTCAGGCGAAACTTTCTTTTCAGGCGGTGGCATTGTAACTTCTCGTTCTATCAGTGGAGCATTTGATGGAATGGTTGAAGCAAGTTTTACCATTCAGTGCAGTGGAGATGTAACCGAAGCACAAGTATAAGGGGATAAACCATGGGATTAGCAAAAGAGTTACGAAGCAGAAGAAAGATACAGGCGCGAGAAGTTGTAGTTCCTGCATGGGGTGACGAATCTGGAGCATTTAAGTTATATTGTAGAACAATTACGTGCTATGACTTAGACCAGTTGCAGAAGAAGCATCCTGACTTTCTTAACAACACAACTATCGGTGCAATGGTAGATTTGATTTGCATGAAGGCAGAAGATGAGGGCGGTAGTAAACTGTTCGGGTCTGCGGAAGATAGGTTAGATTTGATGGGCGAAGAAACAAGCGTCATATCAGATATAGCTAATCAGATGTTTGCTGAAATTGAATCTGCGGAGGTGGCTGAAAAAAACTAAGAAGCGATCAATCAAGGATGAATCTATTATCTTTGGCTGATCGCCTTCACATTACGATAGAAGAAGCAGAGCAAATGCCTGTCAATCACTTCAATGAGTGGTTGGCCTACTTTCAAATAATGAGCGAGAACGATGGCTGAAAATGTAAACATTACGATTAAGGCGTTTGAT